AACGTGCTGCGCGACTTGATTGCGTCGGGTATCTTCCCAACGGTCGCGCTCACGGAGATTTTCCGTCAGGCCGACACTAGCCCGATCATCCACGCCGCCCACGACGTGTACCGGGGCGAGGTACCGGAGGCCCCGGTCGGGAGCGACTTCGCTTTGCTAGAGGTCAGCGACGAGGACAAGGTCGCCGACATCGTGTGCAATATAGCCTCAAAGCTATACGAACAGCGCCGGAACTTTCAGGTGCTCTCGCCTCGTCACGCCGGAGCCGTAGGGGTGACTACGCTCAACTCCCGGCTCCGGGAGCTACTCAATCCCAAGCAGCCCACGTTGCGGGAGATGAAACTCGGCTCGGACGTTCTTCGCGAGGACGACCGCATCATGGTCGTCAAGAACGACTACAAGCTCGGCGTGTTCAACGGCGACGTTGGCAAGCTAGTTTCTATCGACCGCAAGAACAAAGAGGTCGAGATCAAGATCCACGGCCCCCCGGTGCTTCACGTCAAAGTCCCGTTCGCCAAGGTGCCGACCGTTCTACGGCTCGCCTACGCGGTCACGGTCCATAAATGCCAGGGCCTAGAGTACGATTGCATTATCATGCCGGTCGTCAACTCGTTCTCGCACCAACTACAACGCAACCTCTTCTACACGGCGATTACCCGCGCCCGTAAGAAGGTCGTTTTGATTGGTACTAGGTCTGCTGTTGTGCGCGCAATCGCCAACGAAAGGGAGAGCGCCCGGAACACGTTGCTCAAGCAACGATTGCTCTCCATTTCCTAGCGAAAGGCGTAAGGAAGGTACCACCGCCCACCAAGAGGCTGGACAACATGAGCAACGACGAAATCCGTGATCTGGTCAAGCGAGTCAAATCAAACCTCCGCGTTACCAAGGTGGTCGCCACCCGTTCCGTGAAGGGCAAGTATGGCGATACCTATGTCGGCTTCTCCGCCGCGTGGAACACCGTTCAGGAGGACGGGGGTCACGACCTCCTCGCCACGGGCGACGAGACCGATACCTCAACGACGATGACCGCCATGACGTTGCAAGAGGCGCTCGTCGCTTCGTGCCTTCTCGCTCGTGAGGCCGACATCGCGGCCCACCGCAACGCGGCGGCGGGGGGTAACATCTCCCCACAGTCTTGCGAGAACGCGATCCGCGCCATCAAGCAAAACTACTCTCAAGTGCTCGTCGCCGTTCTCGATCATGCGAACGGTAACGGGAGCCAACCCCCCGCCCCGGCCAAGGAATGAGCAACGCTCCCAACACCTCTCCGGCTCGTTTCGACGCGCTTTATGTGGATTTGTCCACGATGCAAGTCGAACTCGATGCCGACCCTCTCGCGCTCGGCCCGAAGCGACTCAATCAGAAAATCGCCGAGTGCCGGGGGATGCTATCCCGGTGTGAGCGGATCTTCCTCGATGTCTCGCAAGACCTCCATTGGTACAAGCGGGAACACCGTCGCGCTCAAGCCGACTTCAAGCTAGAGGTGCAGGGGCTCCTCACGAATGACCCGGAGGTTCGGGCCGGACGTAACGTCGCCGACCGCGAAGCCATCGCCGCAACGAAGCTCCGGTCCTCCAAGGAAGAAATCGACAAGCTCGGCTTTGCCGTTGAAGACCTAGAGGCTGTGCTTGTGGTCGTCCGTACCAAGCGGGCTGACCTCAAGGACATCTCCTCACGCCTCCGGGACCAACTCAAAATCTGCCAAGAGGAAATCAACCTCGGTGGCCGTTGGGGATTGCGTGGGCCGTCGTTTTCTACGGCCCCGATTCCTGACCGCGCTTCCGAAGGTGTGGATGCGCTCCTCGACTCAGTTCTATCGGAAATGGATAGGTCGCCCGTCCCCGGAACCGTGGAGGAGTTTCGCGGGGTAGAGGACGTCACGGACAACGCGGCAGACGCCGTGGTAGACGAGGTGGTTGGGTCGTTGCCGGATAGGCAAGACCTACCCTCCCCTTCTGAGACGGCAGACCAAATCGACAGCCTCATCGATCTTTTCTAGTTCCGAAAGCGTAAGACCTCCCGTGGGGCGTCCTTCCTAAACTGACCAGTCGCCCTACTCAATCCCCTCAATCAGAAAGACACGTTATGAGCAACGGATACGCAGAGTTCGGTTTCGGTTCCGGCGACGACAACCTCTCCGGCAAGACCAAGCGGTTCAAGGCCAAGGAGGGCGAGAAGTACCGCGTCTCCTTCGTGTGGTGGCCCGGAATCGAGGACGGCAAGCCCAACCTCGAGGCGGCGACCCCGAAGTTCATCGGGTGCAAGCGGCTCTACCTTCAGGGCGTCGGCTACTTCATCGACAAGGGGCCGGAGTACGTCAAGATCGCGGGCGGTTCCCCGTCGAAGATGTATGTCGCCACACTGATTTGCAAGTGGCCGACGGACACAACGGGCAACCTCGACAAGGCGCGTTTCCAGAATGGTGAGTTCTCGGTGATGCCGTGGGTCTTTTCGACGGACAAGTACCGGAACATCGAGCAAAACCACCGCGAGTTCCCGCTCGGTCAGCACGACCTCACCATCGCTTGCACCGACACGCAGTACCAGAAGATGACCCTCTCGCCGTGCCGCGAGAGCCTCTTCCGCAAGCTCGCGGAGAAGGACAAGGCGGGTCCGATCATCGAGGCGGTTCGCCAGAACCTTTCCACGATCAACTCCGAGTTGGCTCAGGATCTCACCATCGACCAGATCCGCGAGCGTCTCGGTCGTGCGGGCGGGGGAGGCGGCGGTCCGGTAGCGGGTGGCGGTGTCACCCCGTCGAACAGCGCCGACTTCGACAATATGCTCGATGACATCCTCGGATGACGCCAGACTAACCGGCGTTGGCGACGCCGGATTGGGGAGTTCGCATCGCCCTGCGACCCCCGGTGAAGCTCGTAGTACGACCTCCTGCTAGCGAGCATCGCCACTATCTCCGGCCCTTCCCTTCCAGGGTCCCCGTCGCGCAAGGTGCGAGGTGCGAGGCGCAAGGAGAAAAGGAACCCCTGATTCAACGGTTGTACGGGTCGAGGGTTCCACGCACCAACTATTCTGACGCCGGTCGGTTCCTAGCGGGCCGACCGGCGTTCTACTAGGAGCGCCGTGATTGTACTTGGCCTCGACCCTAGCCTCACCAACTTCGGTTGGGCGGTACACGACACCGACGCCACCGGCCCTGCCCGTTGCGTAGGCCGTGGACGGTTCGCGACGAAGGCCGACGTGACCTTCGTGGATCGGTACATCTTCTTGCGGGAATCTCTCCGCGCTCTGATTCGGCGCACCCAGCCAGATCGGGTCGGGATCGAGTCCCCCATCTTCAATGACCTGTTCTCGGAAGGGATGTACGGGTTGTTCCTGTACTCCAACGAGGCTCTCAAGTTGGAACGCCGAGACGTGGTGTTCTTCTCTCCCGGCCAAGGGAAAGCCCACGCCCGAGAATCCATCCAACGCCCCGCTGGATGGAAGATGCTCAAGGGCGACATGGTCGATGCCGCGAAAGCAGACACCGGAGGCGGGGGCCGTTGGAACCACAACGAAGCGGACGCCTACTTGATTGGGAGGTTGGCCGGTCGGTTTTGGCTCTTCGCGGAGGGGGTAATACTTGAGTCAGAACTCAGCCCCGTCGAGCGTAAGCAGTTCCTAGACGTACACACGTTCACCCGAGGAAAGAATGCCGGAAAGACAATCAAAAAGGGCCTCCTCTTCCGCGAAGAAGACCGCTACTTCCGTTGGTCCCAAGCTCCCGATTCCTCCGATTGACCGGGAGCAACCCGTCGAGGGGCGCGACCTACGGACGTTGTTGTTTTGCTCGATGCGGTACTCGCTCGGGCGGCAGACGTATATGCCGGGGCTCATCCAAGACTTGATGAAGCGGCACCGAGATGTTCTCTCCGCTCAGGATTGCGACCAACTAGGTCGAGAAATCGACGAGTACCACGGTCGGTTCGGGGAGATCGGCGCGGACTTCGATACCCGCGATTGGCTCCTCTTCCGTGATTGGCTGTTTGCCCGACGCGACGAGTTGAGCTTGGCAGAAGCTACCGGCACCCCGGTTCCGACCGGCGACCCTCCGGCGACCAACCTCACCGAGACGGTCCTCAAGTACGCCCGCACGCCCGACACGAACGACTGTGTGAAATTCTACCGGAACGACGACGGCGAACCCGAGGGTGTCTTTTGCTTCATCAACGGCGTCGGCGGGAAGAGTAAGACCGCCGAGGACGCGCTCCGCAACGCTCGCGCTGCGTGGGACGAAATCCGCTCCGAGTCTGTCTTGAAGACAAGCTCCTGACCCACCCCCAACCAAGGAAACACAAATGGCAGCGAAGAAGAAGGATGCCGAGGTAACCCCGGCAAAGAATCTCAGCCCCCTCCAACGGGCACGGGCGGCGCTCAAGAACGTGATCAAGGAGGACCACGTTGTCCCGTTGACGGACAACGCGCTCCGGCAATCGATGCCTCACATTCCCACGGGGTCGATCATCGTGGACTTCCTCATCGGGGGTCGCCCCAATCAGTACGGCGTCGCCCCGTGCCCCGGTATCCCCCGTGGGCGCATCTTCAACCTCTACGGCAACGCTGGCGCGGGCAAGACGACGCTCGCCCTCTCGACCGCCGCTCAAGTGTGCAACGCCGGGGGCACTTGCGTCTACATCGATTGGGAGAACGAGGTCGAACCCCGCTACGCCGCCGCGCTCGGCGTGCCCGTCAGCGACGAGTCCCGCTTCCTCCTCATGCAGCCCGAGACGCTAGAGGATGGCTTGAAGATCATGGTCCAGATGGCGAGCGAGGGCGTGGACCTCATCGTCATCGACTCGGTCGGCGCGGCGGTCCCAGAAGACCTCTACCACCGTGACGTGAAGGAAGAGGGCGCTCAAAGCCGCATCGGACTCGTGGCCCAGAAGTGGTCGCAGTTCCTTCCGAAGTTCAAGTCGCTGATCTCCAAGACCAACACGGCGGTCATCGGCATCTCCCAGCTCCGCAAGAAGATCGCCACCGCCGGACACGGTCCCGATAGCGAGGCACAGGGCGGCGAGGCGTGGAAGTTCTACTCGGCGGTCCGGATGATGCTGCGGGTCTACCAAAAGGAAAAGACCAAGCAGTTCAACGCTATCTCCGGCAAGGCCGAGGACATGGTCACGGGCACCATCGTCAATGCCAAGCTCGATAAGTGCAAGGTGAGCGACTCGGTTCACCACGAGCAAAAGTTCTACTTGAAGTCGGGCACCGGCATCGACAACACCCGCAGCGTCGTGGACCTCGCCATCGCCTACAAGATCGTCAACAAGGGCGGTGCCTGGTACGATTGGCCGACGGCTCCCAAGGGTCCGATCCGCGCACAGGGGATGGACTCCCTCATCAAGCAAATCGGCGAGGACAAGGCGTCTCTTCCCGCCCTCTTCGCCCAAGTCGCCCCGAAGCTCGGTGCTACCTCCCCGTCCGGCGATTCGGAGATGGAGGAATCCGTGGACGAGGATCTCCTCGACGACTTCATCCCCAAGACGGAAGCACAAAAGTCTGCCGACCCCGGCAACGACGAACCCGACTTCTCTTGATTCCGGCGCGTAAAGTCCGACGTGCCCTTCCGTCTCCGGGTCAAGAACTTCCAAAGCATCGAGGACGCCTCGTTAGACGTGGACGGGCTCACCGTCGTCACCGGACCTAACAACTCCGGCAAGACGGCGATGATCCGGGCCGTCTACGGGGCGTTCACGAACGCTCGCGGGACCAAGTACGTCCGCCACGGCAAGGCGTCGTGCGAGGTCGCGCTCGACTTCGCGGACGGGCGCTCACTCGTGTGGGAGAAGGGCGAGAAGGTCAACCGCTACGTCCTC